ATCTGCTGCCCACAACAGCGGCACGATCGCCGTTCCCAACTTTGAGGGCTTTGAGGAGAGGTACAAGTCCGCCTTCTCACCCTTCGTTGTCACACAGACGATAGGCGGCAGCCCGAGGAACCTGTTCAGGATCCACGCGCTCAATGACGGTGCGGCCGCAACGACCCGCACAAAGATCACGATCGAGAACATCACCAAGCCGCTCTCCAACACGCAGTACGGCACGTTTGACCTCCTCGTTCGCTCGCTCGATCCCATCTTCCCGACGGGCGGCGGCCCTGCCGTGGTCGACTCTGACGAGAATCGTGTCGTGCTCGAGGCGTTCCGCGGCCTCACGCTTGATCCCAACTCGCAGAACTACATTGCCCGCAGGATCGGCGACAGGCACACGTTCTTCGACTTCGATCGCGCGACCCGCGCCCAGAAGATCGTGTCGACCGGCGACTACGAGAATGGCTCCAACTACATCAGGGTCGAGGTGTCAGACGCTCTGAGAAACGAGGAGATCCCCGCCTACGCGCTTCCGTTCGGATTCCGCGGGCATCACCACCTCGTGACCAGCGGGTCTGGAATCTTCACCGTTGTCACGGGCTCCAGCGGAAACGACGGAACGGGATTTGTGGCCGTGAAGCCGCAGACCACATTCCTCGGCGCAGCTGTGGTTCCTCCGGTGCCCTTCCGTGAGAACATCACGATCGGCGCTGCGATCCGCACGGTCTCGTCCGCGCTGTCCTGGGGCGTCCAGTTCAACAGGCGGGTCTCCCTCGATCAGCCCAACACCTCGACCAGCCCGGCCCAGACAATCAACAGCCACGCGCGCTACTTCGCCGACTACCACACCAACTTCAGAGCGCCCTGGGTTGGAAACAATGCGGGCGTGGCAGACTCGGGTGGGACGGTTCTTGACTCCGACAGGTTCAACAACAACTTCTTCTCGCTCGAGCGGGTGAGGATTGTCACGGGATCCGACGGAAAGGCTGACACCTCGGTCAACTCCTGGGTGAGCGCTTCCTATTTCAGGCAGGGCGGCATCCCGATTGACGACGTCTCCAAGACCCGCGCGATGAACGTGGATGACCTCACCGTCGCGGGCAACAGGGCGTACGCGAAGTTCAGCTTCTTCCTCCAGGGCGGCTTCGACGGCGTCAACATCTTCGACGGCGAGAAGTCCCGCCTCTCCAATGCCGCTGCCAAGCGCGAGATCGACGACGCGACGGTGCAGGGCGGAACCGCAGGTCCCACGGTGGCGTCCGTCAGGAAGGCGATCGACACGCTGACGAACAAGTCGGACGTGGACATCCAGCTTCTCACGGTTCCCGGCATGAGGCACACGTCCATCAGCGACTACGCGATCACCGCCGTGGAGAACCGCTTCGATGCCCTGTACATCATGGACATCGAGGAGAAGGACACGCAGAACATCTACGTGACCTCCTCGGACGTGTCGCCCAGGCTCAGCGTCTCCAACACGACGACCAACTTCAGGAGCCGCGCGCTCGACAGCTCCTTCGCTGCAGCGTACTTCCCAGACGTCGTCATGACCGTCGACTCCTCGGGTCGCACGCAGAGGGTGCCGCCCTCGGTCGCGGTCCTCGGAGCCTACAGCCAGAACGACAGGCTCGCGCGCAGCTGGTTCGCCCCCGCAGGCCAGACCCGCGGCGTCCTCACCTCGGTCACTGAGCCCACGGTCCTGCTCAGCCAGCAGAACCTTGACACACTGTACGACGCGAAGATCAACCCGATCATCTCCACGACCGACGGCGTGGTCGTGTGGGGCCAGAAGACGCTTCTCGCGACAGAGTCCTCGCTCGATCGCGTCAACGTTCGTAGGCTCCTCATCGAGATCAGGCGTCAGGTCAGGGCTGTGGCCAACACGATCCTGTTCGAGCCGAACAGGGAGTCCACCCTCGCGAACTTCCGCGCGCGGGTCAACCCGATCCTGCAGAGGGTGCAGGAGGGCGCGGGCGTCGTCAGGTACCGCGTCCAGATCGACACGAGCACGACCACCCAGGCAGACGTTGAGAACAACACGATTCGCGGCAAGATCTACGTCCAGCCCACGCGCACTGCAGAGTTCGTTGCCCTCGACTTCGTGGTGACAAACGCTGGCGCTGAGATTTAACGCATAGTTAGAAGAGAGGATTCATCACATGGCTGAGACACTTTCCGTCACGGAAATGCTTCCCAACAAGTTCGAGCCGAAGCGCCGGTTTCGATGGGTCCTCATGTGCGAGGGCATTGACGCGTTTCTTGTGAAGTCGACCGACCGTCCGACCTTCACAATCCGTGAGGAGATGGTTCCCTTCATCAACGCGAAGCGCTACATCGCTGGCCGCCTCGAGTTCTCCACGATCAGCATGACCCTGCACGATCCAATCGCCCCCTCGGGCGCGCAGCAGGGTATGGAGTGGATCCGCACGCACTATGAGTCAGTCTCAGGCCGCGCGGGCTACGCTGACTTCTACAAGCGTGACATCCAGCTGAAGCTTCTCGATCCGGTCGGCACCGTCGTCGAGCTCTGGGACATCAAGGGCGCGTTCCTCACGGACGCCCGCTACGGGAACCTCGACTACTCGGACGACAGCGCGACCATGGACATTCAGCTCACGGTTCGCTTCGACAACTGCGTCCTCCAGTACTGATCCTCGATCCGCACCTAGGACCGCTTGGGGCGCTTCGGCGCCCCAAGCCTTTTTAGCGATAGTTAATCGTCAGAGGAAAGGCATGATCTCACTCAGCAGCATTGTTCGCAGGATCCTGAGCGAGGCACAGTCCAGACCAAGCGTCACGCCCAGGAAGCTTGCTCTCGCCGTCCACGCGCGCCAGCTGCTTCTGGAGCTGGAGGAGAGGACTGGGAGGACGATCCCATCCTCCCTTGACAGATACACGACTGTGGTGGGCAGAAGGCTTGTGGGAAGCGCCTCTGAGGACTACTACGAGGTGCTCGGAGTCAGCAGGACGGCGTCTCGTCAGCAGATAGATCAGGCATACAACAACCTGATGATGGGCCTGAACCCTAACGTCAACCCGACAGCCTCGGCCGCAGTGATGCGCAGCAAGGTCCAGGACGCTGCGAAGATCCTCCTGAGCGCGGATCTGCGCAGGCTCTACGACGAGGGGCTGCCTCTCCCAGCTGAGAGGGGCACTGCCGTCGCTCTTCCTGCCGATGTTCTCGGCACAGAGCCCGACAAGAACGATCTTGAGCTCCTCAGAAGGAAGTATCCGACGATCTCCTCCCTGGCACGCGCCTTCCAGGTGGGTTTCGCGCACGACGACCCAGACTTCAACAACGAGGACGACATGGAGGTCCTCGGCGCTTACAGGGATGAGCTTGAGAGCGGCAGGCCCCAGATCATGGCTGCTGCGGCCGCACGCAGGGTCATGAGGAGGCAGGGAAGAAGTCCGGACGAGGAGCAGCAGATCCTCAGCAAGATTGAGAAGATGCTCATGCTGAGCACCTGGCCCCTCTCTGCCATGTACGCAGGATCGGCCCAGTACGAAGAGGACTTCTTCCCAATGTCGCTTGTCAGCGCAATTGTGACGCCGCGGAGTCGCTCACTCGAGAGCGAAGAGACTCCCTACATTGAGCGCTCCTCATCGCGCGCAAGCGATGCGGGCGCCTCGGCCCGAAGCGTTCGCGACGCTGCGAACGCTGTCAAGGCGTCTCTCGATGTCCTGAGGGGCATCGACCTGAGCGATGCTGCGAGACGTGAGGTCGATGAGTACGTCCAGATCGTCAGGTCGCTTGCCGATGAAATTGCACGCAGTGTGCGCAGAGGCCCATCTCGAATGCGTGAGGCTGCCGAACCTGAGCTCGACTTCTCGGCCCTGTTGGCAGGAGACGAAGATGACGATCCCATGGCTGTGCACAGTATCCTCACGGGCGCGTATGGGTCACCCAGCAGATCCGAGGAGCCCGAGCCTTCTCCCCCGGCGGAGCCGACCCTGTCTCCCGAGGAGATTGACCAGATGGAGGAGACGGTCATGGACGCAGTCGAGCAGCTTGACAGCGCAGTCACCGCGTCAGCCATCAATTCGCCCGTCGTCTACCAGCACCTCCAGGAGCTGCAGGACGCCGTCACCACACTTTTTGATGTTGTGAGAACCAGGACGTCCGGCGAGGACCTGTAGACAGACGCGCTGTACAATTGCGCACATGAGCCGCGACAACAACGAGATCTTCACACAGC